CATTGTCAATCAATGATAACATTCGTTATTATAACTACGATGCTAGTGTGAAAGATTCTATTAAAGGTATAACATTTGAATTAAAATGGGTTAATAGCACATTTAGTAAAGGTAAATTTACTCAAGAAATAGAAATGTATGCCACTGACTTAGCATCATTTGCAAAGAAAAATGAAACAACTAAAGATAGCGGCAGAGAACAGACTAAGAAAGCTCCTAAGAAGAAACCGCCTAAAGCAACACAAGCAGATGTTCGTAGAGTGGATAACGCTATAAATGAAGCAAAATCACGCAAAGAAAGAAATAATGTGTATACATCTGATATTGGTGGATTTGACGCAATGGGTAACTATACTGGAGATTATGATAACGGATCTAGTAATTCATCATCGAGTTCAGCTTCTAAACAAAGACCAGATGATGACAACAGCAGTTCTGGTAAAAAGAAAGTAGTTTCACAAGGTCGTGGTGCGTCAAGAGAATATGACACAACTAACAAGACTAGAAGCTACAACAGATAAAAGGTGAAACAATGAGTGAAAATATTACAAAAGTTAGAGGTACTACGCAGGCGTTTAAGAACGACAAAGGCGGCGCAGTCACACGTAACTATCCACTTATTGGGATAGTGAAAAATAACATAGACCCGCAAAAAGCCGGGAGAATTCAAGTCTTTATAGAAGACGCAGGAAAATCTGATTCAGATGATGGAAATAGCTGGGTCACTGTTAGTTATATGAGCCCTTTCTTCGGTGCAACATCACCGGCAGCAGGCGATAGTTCTGGTCACGGATCATATGTTAACAACCCACACGCATACGGATTCTGGGCTACTCCACCTGACGTTGGCACAAAAGTAGTTTGTATCTTTGTAAACGGTGACGCTAACTTTGGATATTACATTGGTTGTATTCCTGAATCAGGGTACAATCACATGGTGCCTGCTATTGGTTCTTCAACTAATATTACAGCTAATGAAAGTGAAGCAGATTCATACGGTGGTGCAAAGAGACTACCAGTTTCGGAAGTTAATAAAGGTAATAGTAAACTTGCAGGTAGCACTGAAACAACTAGCGAAGCAAGACCTATTCATAGTTATCAAGCCGCCATTTTAAACAAACAAGGTTTGTTGCGTGATGCCGACAGGGGAACTATCGGTAGCAATGCAATGCGTGAAAGTCCAAGTAGAGTTATCGGTTTGAGTAGTCCTGGTAGACCTATATATGAAGGTGGATATGATGATTCGTCTATTAAAGACGCCGCTAAATCAGCAAGTGCAGAAAAATTAAAAATTGCCGGTCGCAGAGGTGGACATTCTATTGTTTTAGATGACGGAGACCAATCAGGTGCAGACCAGTTACTTAGATTAAGAACTGCTAGTGGACATCAGATTATGATGAATGATACAGCAGAAGCATTGTTCATCATTCACTCTAATGGTCAAAGCTGGGTTGAATTGGGCAAAGAAGGTACTGTTGATATCTACTCAACTAACAGTTTCAACGTAAGAACACAAGGTGATTTGAACTTACACGCAGATAATAACATTAATATACATGCCACAAAGAATCTAACAGTCAAAGCAGAAAACATCTATACTGAAAGTGAAAAAGATTCAACGTTGAAAGTTGGTGCTAAATTTAACCAACACACTACAGGAGACCATACTGTTAAAGTAGACGGGGGTATGGCATTTTCTGCCGGCGCATCAGCTGGTTTTGCCGCCGGCGGTACAACATATGTTAACGGATCAAAGGTCAATCTCAATACAGGTTCATCTCCACTAACACCTGGAGCAGTTAAAACGTTACCCGTCATTAAGCATACTGATACATTATACGATGGTAAGAAAGGTTATGCTGCCGCACCAGGTAAATTAGAAAGTATCGTAAGCAGAGCACCTGCTCATATGCCATGGGCAGATTTAGGTTTGGGTGTTGATGTTAAAGTTAATCTAAGTGCTGATGCAGCTTTTCCGGCAGCACCCTCAGCATCTGTTCAGGCAGCAAACAATGCTGTTCCGGCAGCACCTGCAAATCCAACTAATCCATCTCTTGCATCTACTGTGCGTAGTCCACAGGCGGCAAGTTCTACACTAGATAAGAATACGACTAGTGTAATGGTATCACAGGCAGCAGTTAATGCTGCAACAGGCCCTGCGGCAGAACAAGTTAAGTCAGGCTCAGGAGTAAAAGGTCAAGCACAAACTAGTTCAGGAAATGGACAAAACGGTTTAATGTCACTGTCATTAGGTTCAGTATCTAATCTGTTTGGTTCAGGGTCTAGTACACCTGAAGCAGTTGTAGGTAAGTTTGGTTTAAATGCTACTCAATTAGCGAGTGTCGGTACTTTAAAGCCAGGAGCAGATGCTATTGTTAACAAGGCATTAGCTTCAGGCAAATCATTAGAAGAAGCTATGCCAACTAACTTGTTTACTGGTAAAGATGGCATCAACAACTATAAAGATTTTACTAAAAACTTAGATGCACAGATTAGTGCTCAATGCGGTTTAATGAGTAATGCAGAAAAAGAGTTGAAAGATGCAGGTGCAATTACTGGAAATGAAAGTCCTACACAAACTGCCGGTTTGATTATGACAGCGGCATCAGTTGGCACTGGTCCTGCTTTAGATTATGCAAAGAGCCTAACATCAGGTGCAGGTGGCTTGGGATTAAAAATGCCAGAAGGTCTACCTAGTTTAAACAACTTAAATTCTGGGGCACCGTCGGAGCTAATGGCAGCTGGCAAATTTGCTGCTGGTTTGGCGGATAAGGTCACAAGTGGACTTGGATCACTAGCAACTGAGGGGAGCAATACATTAGATAGCTTAAAGGGTGCAGCCGCTGGCGCATTCGCAAAAGTTACTGGAATGTTTAAAACATTGAAATCTAAAGTACCTGTTAACTTAAACAAAGTAAACGCTGAAGCAGCCGAAGAAGCCGCAGCTAAAGCAGGGGCTTCAGCGGATGAGATTAAAGAAGCAGCCAAGACGGGAGCAAGTGATAGTTCAGGATTATCTAACTTGCCAGGTGGACTAAATGCAACAAAGAACATTGTATCGGGATTAAACCCTAAGAGTATGATTGATAGTCTGCCAAAAACGTTAGATGGTGTTAAAACATTTGCATCAAATGCGATTGCAGGAGCATCATCTAGTACAATGGCAGCAGTAAACGGAGGCGTATCAACTGCTGTAGGTGCTGCCGGCTCATTATATAATATGGCAAAAGCAACCGGTGACAAACTTGGAAGTTTAACTTCAGGAAATTCAGCACCGTCACTAGATTCTGTGGGCTCAACATTGTCATCGACAAAATCAGGGTTGATGAGCCTAGCTCAAGCTGGCATGGGTGCAGGCGCCATGTCTAAATTAAATGCTTCTATTGGTTCCATTACTTCAGGTGGACCTTTAGATATTAAACTACCTACAGTAGCAGAAGCAACAAGTAGTTTTGATTCAGTCAAAGAAAAATCTAAAGCATTGCTAGGAGACCCTAAGATTCCTGCATTGAGTTTTGGTTCATTTAAAATCAAAGTACCAACTAAAGCAGAAGCCGAGAAATACGATAAATTGAAAGCAGATTTGGACAAAGAAGAAGATAACTACTTTGCGACTAGAAAAGCATACTGGGATGCCAAATCTAAGTTTGGACCAGACGCACCTGAAACAAAAACAGCAGAAGCATCTTTCAAAGAATCAGCACAGAAGTGGGAAACTATTAGAAGCGAAATGCGAAACGTTTAACGGTACATAAATATTGTATAGGAATTAATATGCCAACTTTTTCAGGATTCTCAACTCAGCACGTAGGTCAAATACAGCAACCCACAATACAACCGGGTATTGATGGTGGTATGGGACAAACTAATTTAATAGGCTTCAGTAAGAAGTTTCGTCTTACTGATGAGCAATTAGTTATTCAGGATTTCTTGAACTCGTTAAACATTCCACTGGGACAAAAGCCCGGACAACCCAGTTACGGTACAACACTCTGGGGATTCATATTTGAACCAAACGTAGAAGACGTCCAAATTCAGATTCAGAATGAAATTCGTAGAATGGCTAAATTAGACCCTAGGATCATACTAGGGAACGTCAGTGCATACCCCCAAGATAATGGGATTTTACTTGAAGTAGAGATGGCAATCGCCCCATTTAACGAAGCAAAATCTCTATCAATTTATTTCGACCAACAAGCAAGCAAAGCATTCGGAGTCTAAAAACGCCATATTTTTGTATGATAAATACATAAAAGAGAATAGATATGGCTACATCTTCACGACAAACATCAATATTCGGCGTCAACGATTGGAAGGCAATCTACCAAACGTTCAGTCAAGCCGACCTACAAAGCTATGATTATGAAACCCTGCGTAAGAGTTTCATTGATTACTTGCGACTTAACTACCCCGAAACTTTCAACGATTACACAGAGAGTTCTGAGTTTGTAGCGTTGCTTGACGTTATCGCTTTCATGGGTCAAGCACTTGCTTTCCGCAATGACTTAAATGCCCGTGAGAACTTTATCGATACAGCAGAGCGTAGAGATTCTGTTATTAAACTTGCAAATTTAGTCGGGTACAATCCAAAACGAAACATTGCTGGTCAAGGTTTCTTGAAAGTAACAAGTGTTAAAACCACTGAGCAAGTTAAAGATATTAACGGGTTATTCCTTAATAATTTGACTATTCTTTGGAATGATCCTAGTAACCCAAATTGGCAAGAACAGTTTAACTCCGTATTGAATTCTACTATGATTAATACTCAACGTGTTGGTCGCCCTGGGCATTCAAATACTATTTTAGGTATTAAGACAGATGAATATACAGTTAACTTGACAACTAATACATTACCGGCATTCAAGTTCACTGCACAAATAAATGGTACAAACACTGATTTTGAGGTAGTAAGTACCACCAGTTTGAATGAAGAATATGTATATGAAGTACCACCTGCACCTAATGGCATTTTCAATATGCTATATCGCAATGACAATTTAGGATATGGAAGTCCAAACACAGGCTTCTTTGTTTACTTTAAACAAGGTACATTACAGACATATGATTTCACAGTCAATCAACGTATTAGTAATCAAGTAGTAGATATCCCTATTCAGTATATTAATGATACTGATACTTGGTTATATGAAGTAGACACTTTAACTGGTTCTCTAACTAAATGGGACCAAGTTGATAGCGTTTACGCAAATAACTACTTGCAAACTAACAGTGGAACTAGAACACTATTCTCAGTTGTCTCTGGATTCAACGACCAAGTAAGCTATAGTTTTGGCGACGGTGTTTTCAGTAAAATTCCTGTTGGTAGTTTCAGAGCTTTTGTTCGTTATGGTAATGCGATGGAATATTCTATTGACCCAACTGAATTACAAAACGTTACCATCGACATTCCGTATGTTAGCAGAACAAACCGTACAGAAACGTTAACACTAACATTAGATTTACAGTTACCTGTAACCAATGCACAAACTCGTGAAAGTTTGGCAAGCATTAAAGAACGTGCACCTACTCGTTATTATACGCAAAACCGTATGGTAAACGGAGAAGATTATAACAACTTTCCATACACATTGTATAGTTCAATCATCAAATCAAAAGCGTTGAACCGTTCGAGTGTAGGTGTGTCTCGCAACTTAGATTTACTAGATCCAACTGCAAAGTATTCAAGTACTAATAATTTTGCGGATGACGGTGGTTTATATGTTGATGAAAATGATGGTTATCTAAACTTCACATTTACAAGTACGAACGATATCGCCTCGTTCTTTACTCAAAATTTAGCAAAAGTTTTGCAGGGACATAGAGTATTGCAGTACTATGTTCAGAACTATACACGCTATGACTTACAAGAGACATTAGGCGTGGGTTCATATACTCCAGTATTATGGCATCAAACTAGTTTATCCGCATTAGAAGCGACTGGCTATTTTAGAACTACTAACGGTCCTATTCCATTAGGATCATATAGTTCTAGCACATCACGTTACATATCACCTGGGGCATTGATTAAATTCACTGCACCTGCAGGTAAATACTTTGATGATAGGAATCGTTTAGTTAGTGGTTTGGTAACTCCAAATACAAAAACTCATATATGGGCAACTGTGATGGGTGTAGTTACTGACGGTTATAACAACGGTTTGGGTAATTTGTCTAATGGCAAAGGTCCAGTATCATTGAATGTTTCTGTACCTGAAGGTGCTATTGCAAGTTCTGTAATACCATCATTCAGTAATACTATTCCAAACTCTGTTATACAAGAGTGTATAACTAGAGCAGTATCAAATCAAAGTTTTAGTCTTTCATTTGAAAATTCTTTGTTAGCAACACAAACTCGCTGGAGTGTTACTGGATATCCTAATTCAGGATATTTCGTCAACTTCCAATGTGTTGGTACTGACAGATATTTGGTCACATACAAGTCTATCGCATACTATTTTGGTAGTGTAAGAGAAATTAGATTTACATATGATTCAGATAAGATTGTTTACGACCCATTGTCTGGTAAACTGTTACAAGACCATGTTAACATTCTTAAATCTAACAGCCAACCTAACAGCAATAATTCATTGATTGGAGATACAACATTGAACGTTGTCGGAATGTATGTTGAGTCTGATGGTTATGTAGATGATTACGCTGTAGAAATTTCCTCTAGAGACATCAACAATAAGTTTGTACTAACTGACCCTGACTTCTTCAGCAGAATAACTGGATTTAGTTTCGGTGGTGCAAACACATCTACTTTTGTTTTCTTCAAACAAGCATTAGATGCAAATATGTTGACTCGCTACTTAATGGTACCGTCAGATGAGGTAGTTTATAACTACACAACAAAGTCAGCAATCGAAAACGTAAAGTATGAGTTTAGTGTTGGTCAAGTGTTCTATACATACCCTGACAATAAGTTTTATATTATCAATGAAAGTGCAACAGTTGAGAATATTGTTACAGTAGATGAAATTGCTAACTATAGAGCAGGTTACGGACGTCAAGGTCTTCATTTCCAATACAAACATACTAGCCCCAATACTACACGTATCGATCCAGCTACAAGTAATATCATTGATTTGTATGTTGTAACTCAAAGCTATTACACTCAGTATCAGAATTGGATTCAAGATTCTACTGGAGTTGTGATGGAACCCTCAGTTCCAGATATCAACGAACTTCGCCAGTCATATGGTAAAGTAGATGACTACAAGATGTTGACTGATAGCGTGATTATTAACAGTGTAAGATTTAAACCTTTGTTTGGATCAAAGGCAGATCCTGCATTGAGAGCTACAATTAAAGTTATTAAGTCATCTTCAACTACTGCAAGTGATAGTGAAATTCGTTCGGCAGTATTGAACGAGATGAACAAATATTTTAGTATCGACAAATGGAACTTTGGAGATACCTTCTATTTCTCAGAATTGAGTGCGTATCTTCATAGTGCAATTGGTGATTTAGTGAACTCTGTCGTATTAGTTCCTAATGACCCTAATTTAAAATTTGGTGAGTTGTACGAGATTCGTTCAGCACCTTATGAAATTTTTGTTAATGCCGCCAAAGCAACAGACATTACAGTTATTTCTGCATTGACCCCATCTGAACTACAGATAAGTAAGTAATATACGATAGGTAATTATAAATGGTAACACGTATCAGAACGATTGATTTTCTTCCAGAAATTTTCAAAACTAAAACCAACGAACAATTTTTAAGTGCAACACTTGACCAAATTGTTAAGCAACCGAATACTGAGAAGATTCAGGGGTACATCGGGAGTAAGTTTGGTTACGGCGTAAAAGCTGATGACAAATACATCATAGAAAAAGAAAAATATCGTAACGATTATCAGTTAGATCCTGCGGTTGTGTTTAGAAAGAAAAACACAGCAGAAGTAGTGGATTTGATTACATACAGAGGTATTCTAAATGCGTTAAGTACTGAAGGTGCACTGGTAGAAGATAACAATCGTTTGTTCTCGTCACAATTTTATTCATGGGACAGTTTCACTGACTTAGATAAGTTAATAAACTATGGTCAATACTACTGGTTGCCAAATGGTCCTGAAACAGTCGTAGTTACTAACTCAAACGTTTATTTCAACACAGTCTATACTATTACTAAGAGTACAAATGCCTATGACTTTCTAGCGGATACTGTTCCGTTAACAACATCTAACCCTACTATTTCATTGATGAGAGGTGGAGAGTATACATTTGTAGTTAACCAAGATAATCCCTTTTTCATCCAAGGGGTACCTGGTGTCACTGGCATGGATCCAGTTAGAACTAACATCAACACACGTGAAATTTTAGGGGTAACAAACAACGGAGCTTCGACTGGAACTATCACGTTCAAAGTTCCACTATCAACTGAGCAAGATAATTTTAACTATCCGGGTAATACGGAGATTGATTTGGCAACTAGATTGTCATTTGATAAAATTCATGGTCGCCCTCTTCGTGAATTACAGGATATTGACGGTATAAATTCATTAGAAGGCAGAACACTAATATTCTATGGTGCAAAACCTGATGAACGCGGATACTTGGGTGACTTATTTGCAAGTACTCCGTTTGGTGTTGATAATCCAAATACTGCACAAACTGACGTATTTGAAGATGGTCTTTACACTAACGTAGCTGACTTTATATACAGAATCTCATATCAAGGTACAGGCAATGATGTAGTCATTCAATTGGAAGAATATGAGGCTATTCCTAATAACCAAAAGTTAACAGTGTTATATGGTTCTGAATTTGCAACTCGTAATTTTGTGAAACCTAGCTATGGACAAATGTTTATGATTCCATATCTAAGTGCAAAACTAGACACTCTTTACTACCAAGACGGTAGCAACAGTGGTGTGTTTGGTAAGATTAAAATATTAGAGCAAACAAGTGATAACGCAATTTATGTAGAAACTGATATTATAGGTAAAAAGTCATATACTAGTCCTAATGACATTAAGTTTACTAATGGATTAAAAGTAACCTTCACGGGGTTTATTTTCCCCGAAACATACAAGCAAGGTACTTATTATGTTGAGGGTGTAGGTGAGAGCATCAACTTAATTCCGGTAGATGAATTAGTTGTACCAGAACCGTTTACAGAATCTTTCAGTAGTCCGTTTGAAGTTAAAGCGTTTGATGCTGAAGCATTCTCTACTGCATTGTCAGTTCCATCAACCAAAGATTTCATTACTATTAATAGAAATAGTAGAGATAGAAATGCATGGAGTCGTAGTAATCGATGGTTCCACCATGACGTACTGACAACTACAATTCAACACACACCAAATAGCCCTATTGCCCAAGCAGCGTTAAACGGAACTACTGCTAGAGCTAACAGACCTATTATCGAGTTTTACCCAAGTATTCGTTTGTTCAATCATGGAACAGAATATAAAGCTCCGGTTGATTACATTGACTTTACAACCACTGATGCATTGAATGAATTGCCAGGTAAGAATCAGTTTATGTTAGACGGTCAACTAGTTGACATATCTGATGGTTCACGTATTATTTTTGCCGCAGATAACAATCCTGAAGTTCGTTCTAAAATTTATATTATATCTAATAGTATTGTAAAAGACGATCCTGCAACAGCCAAGCTAGACTCTACTATTACATTGTCATTAGCTAGTGATAGTGACATTGGTGTAGACCAGCAAATTATTATAGTAAACGGCAACAATGCAGGAAAATCTTACTACTATACCGGAGTTCAGTGGAATGAAAGTCAACAGAAAAGATTAATAAATCAACCACCCAAGTTCGATGTGTTCGACCAAAGTGGAGTAAGTTTCGGTGACCAATCGTCATACCCAGGATCTGACTTTGAGGGTTGCACATTATTTGAATATGCTACCGGCACTGGCGCTGATGATCCTGTTTTGGGCATTCCATTAGCATATAGTTCAGTCGATAATATCGGCGATATTGCTTTCACTACAACTTTGAACACTGATACATTTAGTTATTTGACTAATGGTATCTCTACAACTGGCACCGTGGGGCACGGATATGTTTACAAATATGATACACGAACAGATTATGCTAGACAAATTGGTTGGCAAACTGCTATAGGACCTAGCTTCCAGTATCAGATTTTTAATTTTGACTTAACTAAAGAACCAGGCTTTACTTTTGTATGTGATGTTGTACCAAAGGATCAGACTACTACTCCTTGGCCTACAGTAGTTGTTTATTTAGATAATGCTAGATTAAAATCTACTGATTACACAGTTACATCATCAACCGACAGTTCAACGTTCCAAGTACTAAGAAACGCAACAAGCACATCGTTGCAAATTATGATTTATAGTGACCAAGTAAGTAAAACTGGTTACTATCAAATACCTTCAAACTTCGATAGTAATCCATTCAATGGTCAAATCACTACTATTCACATGGGTGATATCAGAGGACATTTTAAAAGCATTTGTAACAACTGTTTGAGTATTGAAGGTGACCCGTTTGGTGCTAACAACTATCGTGACTTAGGAAATTTAGTACCATATGGTACAAGAATTATTCAAAATTCAGGTTCAATGGGTATGCCTGCTATGTACCTACGCTTACCTGAGTTTAACTTGTTTAACGCACTAAGCTACAACTCAACTGAGTACATCAAGTTTAAAGCATTGTTAATCAACACAGTAGAAACTGGGGACTACAATTCAACACAGCAAGTGGATGAAATTTTAGATGACGTTATGAGTAAGATTGCGGCTATTAGAACTACAAGCAATCCATTCTATTGGAGTGACATGTTGCCGTCTAAGAGCCCTTCTTCTAATAGAACATACCCTATCAATAACTCTATCAATGAAGTTAACTATCCGTTGAGTAGAACTTATACGTTTGCTGTCGCTAACTACTATTCAGTTTTGGTATATTTGACTAGAACAGTGGATGGTGAAAAAACTAAAATTCAATTAGTAAGAGATGAAGATTATATTGTAAGTGAATCTGAACCACAAGTTACTATCAAATATAAATTGATTCCAGGAGACGTTATCAACGTTAAGGAATATGACCAAACGTTCGGTAACTTTGTTCCTAGTACTCCGACTAAGTTGGGATTGTATCCAAAGACAGAACCTGAAGTTGAAACTTATCCTTCACCAGCTTACCTTACACCTACAACATTCATTGTTGGACATGACAGTTCATATACAAAGATATATGGTGAATTTGTAAACGGTAAATTAACTGACTTGAGAGATAAAGTTTTATTTGAATACGAACTTCGTGTGTTTAATAACTTAAAAGCCACAGCGAAAATACCTTTAAAAAGAGAAGATATTTTCCCGGGCTTCTTTAGAAAAACTGAATTCTCATATGATGAGGTTCAAAAAATATATTCAACACAGTTCTTAAACTGGGTTGGAAAGAATCGTATTGATTACAAGTCTCAATTTTTTGACACATATAATCAATTTACTTGGAACTATAATCAATCACGTAATAAGATTGATAATAGTGAAATAAAACAAGGTGGCTGGAGAGGTTTGTATATTTGGTTATACGATACTCATAGCCCTGATACGACTCCATGGGAAATGCTGGGTTATACTGAAATGCCAACATGGTGGATTAACCGCTATGGGGCAGCTCCATACACAAGTGATAATACATTCTTGTGGGACGATTTAGAAAAGGGTTATGACTATAACGACGGTAATCCATACATTAATTCAAAGTTCGCCCGCCCAGGGTTGAGTGAGATATTACCGGTTAACTCATTAGGTAAGTTGTTGTCACCTATCGAAACTACTATTGGCTTCACTGAGGCAACATCATACAACCGTTCATGGAAAGTTGGAGATGTTGGACCAGCAGAATTTAGTTACTTAAAGAGTTCTTCATGGCCTTTTGATTTGATGCGAATATTTGCACTAACAAAGCCATCTGTGTTCTTTACACAAGGTACCGATTTAGATTATTATCGTTACAATGAAGAATTCAATCAATTCTTGGTATACGATAGATTCCGTAGTGCCCCGACAGATATGGTTGTGTATGGTGGTGGCTTAGGAAAAACAAGAGCCGAAATAGAAAATTATGCTAACCACTCAATCAACGTGTGGGTGGTTGATTACTTACAACAGTTTGGTTATTCAGGTAGTCAAGCTATTGTAGATACTATTCAAAACTTAGATGTAAACTTAACATACCGTATCGGTGGTTTTACTGACAAGGACATGATGAACTTTTATGTAGAAAAAGGTAGTCCTAATAGTAAAAATAGTAGCTTGTTAATACCCGATGAGAGCTATACTATACGATTACATGAAAACCAACCGTTCGACAGAATTTACTATTCTAGTGTCATTGTACAAAAGACTGAATCTGGATTTACTATTACTGGAAACAGTCAAGATAGAGCGTACTTCCAGACATTTGCCCCAAAGGTCAATGGTAATACTGAATCAGTGACAGTTAATAACGCAACTATTAAACTATACAAAGATTCAACTGACAATGTTCAATTGGTTCCTTATGGAACTGAATTCCAATCTTATCAAGGCATCTGCCAGTTCTTAGTTGACTATGGTAGATACTTGGAATCATGTGGTATGATTTTTGATACTGTCGAAAACAGTGTTCAAGTAACTTGGAGACAAATGGTAAATGAATTGATGTATTGGATGACCACTGGTTGGGAAAATAATAGTATTATTAGTATCAACCCTGCGGCTAAACACTTGGCAGTCAATAGACCATTTAGTATCGTTCAGTCATTAACCTTGCAAGGACAAAACTATGTATTGGATCAAGACTTAAATCCTATCCAAACTAAAGACTTAGCAATCTATCGCAATGGTACAGAATTTAGAATTACTGCGGTTAACGAAAAACAAACTATCGCATATTTTACTGCAAACTTGAGTAATATAGAACATATCGCTATTTTTGATAATACTACAATCTTCAATGATACTATCTTTAATGTTACTACCGGTTTACGCCAACAACGTTTCTATGTAAGAGGTATGAAAACTTCTGATTGGAATGGTTCATTTGACACACAAGGTTTTATCTTAAACCAAGAGAATATCAATGAGTGGAAAGAGAATCAAAAGTATCCAAAGGGAATGATTGTTCATTACAAGAACAACTATTGGGTAGCTAACTCAATGATCCAACCTGATATTGATTTCTCTAAACAAGATTGGGTAAAAACTGAATACGAATTAATATCAAAGGGTATGTTACCTAATGCAAGTACACGTGCTTTCGAAAGTACATTGTACTATGATGGTGCAAGAAGTAACTTAGGTAGTGATGCAGACATGTTGGGTTTCTCGCTAGTTGGCTATCGCCCAAGAGATTATTTGGCACAAGCTAACTTATCTGATATTTCTCAGTTTAATGTATATAAAGATATTATTAAGTCTAAGGGAACTAAAAATAGTATCAACGTGTTGAATAATGCTGAACTTCCTCAAGGTAAAGTTAACTACAGTGTTTATGATAATTGGGCAATTAAGAGTAGTGAGTACGGCGGCATCTCAAATCAAAACTTCATTGAACTTACTATCAATAAAAACACTTTGAGTAGTAATCCACATATTATTGGTATCACTACTGGTGAAGAAACTGAAGGTGTTCACCAGTATGTAGCATTAAACACATTGACAAACTACAATAAGAGTTTATTAACTCCTAGTGTATTCTCTAAGTTATCTGACTTTAGTAAAGAAACAGAGATATTCCGTTCTGCTGGTTATGTAAACTTTGATGATATTACATACTCTGCATTTAACTTTGCAGGGCTTAACAGCACGAGTGTCAATGACCTATATAAAAATGATTATGTTTGGATCGCAAATCACAACAATGATTGGGACGTTTTCTCTCCTACATCAATTACTAACAACAACAATCCAGTCCATCTAACTAGTGTCAACAATAATCTAAACGGTACTGCAACCTTTATTTTTGACAATCATCACAATCTCACAGAAGATTCATTGATTGCTATTGTTCACTTTAATGACACAATTGATGGATTCTATGATATTGTTTCTGTCACTAGTTTAACATCTGTAGTAGTTACTTTGTCATTGGATAGTTCAGTTACAACTATTTCAGGATTTGCATTGGCTATCAGATTGCAATCTCATCGCCTACTAACCCCTAGCGACATCAGTTATCTACCATTACTTGATAACGAATTTGTCAGAAACAAAGCATGGGTTGATTATGGTGTTGATGGAAATTGGTCTGTATACGAAAAGACCAATAACTACGCCCCTAGTATCGTAGATACATATGGCACAACTAGTACTTTTGGTAACAGCGTTGCGTACAGCCCTATTTTAGGCTACTTCTTTGCCGATAAGGGCGAGAAGAAAGTACATAGAATGGCATACGAGGAGATGCTAGATATCTATTCAACACAGGAAATATTACAGCCTTTATTCGGAAGAACAACACCTGCAACATATGGCGCGTGTGTAGTAGTACAAGGTGATATGTTAGTAATTTCTCAACCAGATAATTTTGGAACTAACAGCTTTATTTGGATTTACAAATTAGTAAACACACAAAAAGTAAAACGTGCTGTTTATCAACAGTATATTTGGGTATCAGGCGGCGGAATCGGACAACACATGACGATGTCCGGTGATACTAACTATCTATATGCTAGTGCAGATTCATACAGCGGAGCGACTGTATTCCAAAAGAACGTTTTACCTTTCATCGATACTACTGGTATCTTGTTGAAAGAAACTGCACCACTCGGCTCGACTACGTTAGTGGTTACTGGTAACAAAGTAGTTGATTTACCTTCAGGAGAAGAAATAACATTCTCTACGATTGATTCATCGATTACTAGTATGATAGTAACTGCCAAATATTCTAGTGGTACTAATACTACTACATTCTATTTGTATGATCCGTTAACTGTGGAAATCCCAGCAGGAGCACAGATTTTAACATCTTCGATTAACTATTCTTTTGTAGGTGTGTTTACTGCTGGCAATGATCCAACTGATGGTTTCTCATTGTCAATGTCTACTACATATAACGGTGACATGGTATTTGTTGGTGCACCTGGATATGATTTCAGTCAACTTCAACGTGATACTGGTATGGGTTATGTATTTGAAAGATTGTCTGAAACATTTGAAGTACAAGCAGATAGCCCTGCAATGACAAATACAATTGTCGTTGTCCCTTGGTTAACTTCTAGCGGAACGGTTGTTTCTATCAACGGTGTAAGATACGACACTGTCCTAGCTGGTACTAGACCTGCCCCAGTTTGGGTATATCCTGATGTGTTTATTGCAGGTGCAACTGTAATTTTAATCGGACCTGATGTGTTTGCTGGCGACAGAATCACCGTCGATTCAGTAAACATGGTTGAAAAACAAGTAATCAGCGCATATGATAACTCTAGTCAAGTTAGTAACAACGCTATGTTCTCGCAGGGTTTAGATTGTAACATTAGCGGTGCAGATTTAGTTGTGGGAGCTCCTTATTTTATTGACGAGAACGGTGTTGAAGGTCACGTCTATCGATTTATCAACGAGGGTAAGAAGTATGGTGTCATCACTGGTATTCTTCCAGTAACACTAGCAGAACCTGCAGATATTTTAATTAATCACTTTAGAGTTTCAGTTCCTGCTGGGAATGCTAAGGCTGTTGCGGATGCAATTAACTTAGTAGCGTTAGACAACATAGTTGCCGAAGCTACTGATGATACTGACGACGGTAAACTAATTGTTAGATTAAGAAATCCAGACTTAGGTCCTATCAACAACAAACTTACTCTAACTGTTTTTGACGGAAATGTATTGTATTATTTGGGTATCAGTGAATATACAAAGACTCAGGTTATATCAAGTCCACACGTTGAGAAAGGCTCTCAGTTTGGGTATTCAGTAAAATTCAATGAATACAACTCATTTGTTGTAAGTGCTCCTACAGGAACAAGATTCTTGGGAACACAATTTGATTTTACAGACGATGCTAACAATCATAATGATACAGCGTTTGATAACAACTTTACGCAGTTTGTAGATTTTACTGACAGAGCTGGAGCTGTTTACATGTATGATTATCTACCTGGTTACAATGAATCGTTGTTCAACTCAGGTAACTATGTATATGCACAAGCGTTAGATGACACTGTATCTGACTTGGGACAAAAACCAATGTATGGTAAGTCTTTGTTCTATAGACACAATAAAGTTATTGTGGGAACACCTGATTTTAAACCAGCAGAAGTTGGTGGACGAGTAGTTGTGTTTAATAATGCTTTAAACTTGCAAAACTGGAATATTAGTAGAACAAGTAACGATGTAATCGATATTTCTAAAATACAAAAAGCACAAGTATTCGACAACGTATCTAATACAATGGTGGCTCCGTTAGACTATATTGATCCGATACAAGGTAAACTGTTAGGAGTGGTAAGACACAACATTGATTATGTTTCATACACAGACCCTGCAGGATATAATACTAACGGATACGGTAATATTGCATGGGGCAAGAGTCAAGTGGGTCATTTATGGTTTGACCCTACGGATACACGCTTTGTTAACT